ATCCATATTTATCGGCTACATCATATGTATTCATATTCCAGAAGTATAGATCAAACAAAATATTCTGATCACGCAAAGATAGAAGTTCTATCGCTTTACATTCATTCAAGCGTCTACGATAATAGTTGATTTCTGCCACCTTTTGAGATTCTTCCTCCATCATTCCTAAAGGACTTGTATAACAGCCATGAAAGGTCGGCATAGGAGCATTTGATTTCTCCTGCTCCTTTGTCAACCTAATTGGATTATGACTAAGCCCTAGCATTTTATGATTCAGGACTTCAAGTTCCTCGTTTAGCTCAATGATTCGATGGCAGCAATAATTTGCTGACTTCAAATCATTCAACATTTGATTTACTTTTAATTTGTTCATTTTGTCCACCTACTTCTTCTTTGCGACAGCTGACCCTCTGTGCCAAGATTCCTCACCACCGCGATATCTTCTCTCGTTCGCTTTTTCTTGGTGTTTCTTATACTCTTTTAGCCCAAAATTCTCACGTTCTAATTTGACGATGTAATTCGTAATTTGTTCTAAGCATGATTCCATAGAAATAAATCTGGTACTAAACCCTATCAGATCCCATATCTTTCTATCTAAACGAGCACATGCTTCTCTTACAAATTCATCATGAATGTCATTTATGTTTTCGACTAAAAAAACTTTCATCATTCCACATCCTTCAAATACTCTAATTCTTTCAACATAGATACGAAGCATGGTTGTACAATTTCCAAAGCCATTTTATATTTGTTTTCTTCATTATTCATCTTCGTCATCTCCTTTTAATAACTGTCCACAAAAAAGACAACGAGGGTAATATTTGTTTCCATGATATGTTGGAATAGGCACAACTCCATGCTTACACGTTGGACAAGATAGCATCAAATCGCCACATGGGCCAAACTCAATATCAATTGGTTTCTTAGGCGTTTCTTTATCCGCAAGATTCCCCAACAATTGAAAATATACCTTGGCACGAGTAGTCTCTTCTATGTCTGCTGCTTCGCACGCAATTTGATGTTCTTTTTCAAGAACTTGCAACAATTCTTGATATTTATTCATTCTCTTTCTCTCCTATTTTTTGCATTCCAGTATGCCAGCAATAATAGTAATAATGATAAGTACAATTTCAATGATTCCTGGAAGTAATACCAACCACCAAGACCATGTGATTACATTAATTAATTTCAAAACAATAAAAACAATTGTAAGTATTCCTAAAATTCCCATTTTTATTTCTCCTTTTCATCTAAATGCTTTTCTATATGATCTTCTAAATCTTTTTTTGTCATGCTTTAACTTCCTCATCTGCAGGCATATAGAATGTTAATCCGCACTGATTCTCAATAAGTTCTTCAATTCTATCTAGAACCTTCAACGCTTTTTCTTCAGTTAAATAAACGCCTAGCGTGACACTTTCTTTTTCTAAAGAATTGCATATGAAATACATTCTTTTATCTACAGAGGGGATAATTACTACTTGATTTACATTTAACAGCGCTTTTCTACTTTGGCTCCTAATCCACATAACTTACTCCTTTATATTTTTTCTTAATTCTTTCACAAATCTTTTTAGCTCAAAATAAAGCAAAATTGGAAGTATAATCGGATAAAGGATTGTTACTAACCAAAAATAATCATATGCTAGATAACTGATATCATTTACGATATATGAAATTATCATCCCAGCCACAATATAAACTCCAAAAAGCATTACAATCTCGACTATAAGCTCAATATCCATTAGTATCCCTCTTTCAATCTTTCCATATTGATTGCATTCTTTCTCATATAAGCTGCATAGACTTCTTCCAGGCAGAATCCTAAGTGTTCGCTTAGTGCCAATAGATACATCAATCGACTATCTGCAAGATCAATAATGCGTGTCAATGCAGTTGCTATTCCAAGGCCGATATCCATTTGTACCATAGGCATATAGTCACGAGGACTTTCTAAATCGTACCCGAGATCATCCAACAAATAGGTTCTTTTCCCATAAAACAATTCATAGATCAGGACAAAGTGGAAGACATCTGCCAACTCTTCCAGGACTTTATTTCTATCGACTGGTTCCTGAGATTTCTTCCACCAGCACCAGTCACCTTTGAGTTCATGAGTGAATTCACCAATCTCATCGAGTGTAGCCAAGTCAATCTGTTCCTTCGAAATTGTAGTCAAGCCATACTCTTTCATGATGGCCGAATTCAGCTCATCTTGTTTCTTTAGCATTGTCTCAATCATGCGTAGTTCTGAGTCTTTCATTACTTTTCCTCCTTGTTGTCTTTTTCTCCTTTAAAACTTCGCCATTCTTCGTCAGAAAGGTAAATCATCCGATGCAATCTCAAGAGCATCAACTTCGGCTTGTTGAGTCAAGCTTTGCGCATATTGCACATTCGATTGATTGTGATTCCTTGTCTGAGCTCCATACGATTGATTCTGAGCGTAATTTTGAGTGCCATAGGTATTCGTAACTCCTAGAGCGTTTTGCTCGTTAAAATCATTTCTAGGCGTCAAAAACTGCACGTTCTCTGCGATGACTTCTGTGACATAGACTTTTTGCCCTTGTTGGTTGTCGTATGAGCGTGTATTGATTCGACCTTCAATGCCTAGCTGATTGCCTTTCTTCTGGTACAGTTGGATATTGTCGGCCAGTTTGTTCCATGCAACGCAGTTGATGAAATCAGCATCTTGTGTTCCGTCTTGATTCTGTCTTCGATTGACTGCCAAGGTAAACGAACACACGCTTGTTCCACTCCGCGTCTTTCTGAGTTCTGGATCACGTGTCAATCGGCCAATCAGAACCACTCTGTTGATATCCTGCATAGGCTCACGCTTTCAATCCGCAATCATTCGCGATTGACTGCATGGATTTGGCCATCAACTCACGCATCTTTTTCGTGTCTGCAGTAACCAAGTCGACCAGGTCGTTGAATTCCGCCATGTTGATCGTGCTCTTGAAAGCCTGATACTTCTCAACAAGTGTCGGTTCGACTTCTGGCTCTTCTTCCTGGATGGATTCAACCGCCTTAGGTTCTTCTGGTTTCTGCTTAGGTGCTGCATTGACTACTACCTCCGTTTTTTCTTCAACTTGCTTTTTGGCAGCGGGTCTTCCACGTCGCTTTGCGATTTTCTCGACGATATCCGATTCACGAATATTCATGCCGTTGATTCGGTATGGTGCTACGTTGTCTGAATCGTCAACGTATGCGATAAGTCCTTCTCTGTCCACTCCTGCACAGTGATAAACGACTTTATCACCAGGAGCGTATTTGAGTTCTTGTTTTTCGGTTTGTTTTTTAGTTTTCATGTTCACAGTTCTCCATTTTTGATTTTTTCCTGCAGCTGCGCTAATTCGCTTTGCAGCTGCTCTTCTGACATTTGGACTGGTTTGGCATAGAATTTCTCATCCAGCTGGATCGCTTTGATTCCTGGATTGTCTTCTTCGCGTTCCGCTTTGCTCCATTTCTTCAAAAGCCCTCTCCAGTCCCTGATAGGATCGTTGCCTGTCTTCCATCCGGTGGATTCGTAGTGTTTCCAAAACTTTTTGGCATCTACGTTCAAGTTGTGTTCCTGGATGTAGTCCACGATTTCTGAAATGGACGGTTTAACAAAACAGTCAGTCCAGTCAGTCTGCACATTTTCGTTTGTTGCACTTTTTGACGTAGCCACACTATCTAACTTCTGACTACTGACTGACTTATTTCTAGACTCTAGACTCTTATCTCTAGACTCTAATCTCTTATCGGACAATGTCCTTTTTTTGTCCGAGACAATGTCCTCTACTTTGTCCTTCGATTTTTTCTCTGTTTTTGAGCTCATTTTTCGAGTGCTTTTTGAGCCTTTTTTTGAGCTTTTTTCAGACGGATTTTTCTTCTTATTTTCACGATACAATCTCTTTTTTTGTGCCCATCTGGTTTCTGATCCAATCATCGATTCATAATTTGCAATCTTCATCACATTGTTCTCAGACACTACAATCAGTCTTAAATTCTGGAATAATTCAAGGGCCGCTCTGACTGTGTCTGCGGAAAAAAACTTTGTGTCACGTGCAATTTTATCGACAGTGTATGGAACTAATATATTGCCAATTTTTGTAGCTAAAACACCATTTGTGTTTGATGTCATGGTGCACAATTTTATGTATAGGGTTACGTATTTACATCCGTCTTCCTGGGATAAAAGAAAATCGATTGCGTCACTTTCGAAAAAATCAGTCTTCAACTTGATCCAATAATAAACTTTGCTATTATCCTTGATTTCCGACATATGCAATCCTTTCTATTCTTCTTCTGGTTCTATTTCATTTATAACTACCATTACGCATGGTTTTTGCGCATATCTCTTGAAGACATGCAGGTCTGACACTTGCTTATCATCTTCGAAAGCCACTTTATTTAAAGAGTCCAGTACAACCTTTGCAATGTTGTCGGAATCTGGCTTCTTTTGCGGTTGAATTTCATTTGCGAGCATCTTATTTAGTTTCACTTTTGATACATTCTTAGGTGGTGAGAAATACGCGAAAATCTTCACTTCCAGGGACCCTTCCAGCATGCTTGGAGTGCCACACTGTTCCATGAAGCTTAATCGTACTAGATTCTCATATTCAACTGTTTTAGGTGGTGTATGTACACTTACATACTTACCACGATTAGAGAATCGAGGTCTTCCTTTGGACCCCGGTTCTCCTGGTACTACAAACTGATAACGCATTATTCTTTGATTTCTCCGGTCACTGGATTTTCACCAGGTTGCTCCTGATATTCTGCATCAAAGAATTCATTTGGAACATCTGCCATATCTTCTTCAATCGTTGTCTTGATTGATTCATCTGTATTCATTTGCTTAACGAATTCAGTTTTCAAAGGAGCATATTTTAACAATTTCTTTAAAACTGTTTTCTTGGCCATTTCATCAAAGTTTGTTTTCCATGGACCACTGCTATATGACTTAGAATATTTTTTCGCATGATCAAGAACATCTTCATACGACATGACCTGGAATCCTTGGCCACCATTCACTAATTTGAATGTTGCATAATAATAGATTGGCTTACCTCGATTTGTTCTTGCAGGTTTATGTTTAAGCACTGGATCCATTCCTAGTTCATACTCAAACTCATCATTTTCATAAACAACTTGAGCATCAATCATCTTGACTTCACCTGAACGATATGCCAGGTCAATCAATCCCTTGTAGCCAATTTGGAACTGACAAGCTCCGCCATACGGAATCAAATAGGCTTGTCCTAACGGAGTGTTTGGTTCCAGCCCTAGTTGTGCTGCATTCATCATTGCAGCCAAGAATGACTGTGGAGTACATGCTGCCAATTTATCATTATTAGATACTGCAGATAATGCGATACGTGTAAATCGTTCTGGAGTCATTACACTAGGCAATGCTTTTGCGATTTCTCCTGACATCACAGAAATATATTCCTTGATTGTAGCTGATTGTTTTTTTGCCACTTTATTCGACTGCGTCTTCGCAATCATTCCTTGTTGATTTGTTGTTGTCATATGTATTTATCCTCCTACTGTTCTTTGACTAAAAATCTTCTCATTTTCTTCTGTGTTAAGTATTGATCATAAAGTTCAGGTTCATCATTTCTGAATTCTTTAGTATCGAATGTATTTGATACCGATGTTTTCCATGTCACTTTGAACTTGTCAGATGTTCCGATACCTGAATCACCTAAGTAGTTCTTTACTTCATTTTCATGCTTTTTCTGAATCTCCTGGAGCTCCTTGATTTTATCTTTGACAAGCTTCAATGCATCCAGTTCCTGCTGCAATGGAGTTAGATCCACAATGTTGTCTTCATCATTTTCTACTGGATGAAGTTCACTGATTGCTTGTGCAGTGGAATCCGAACCATCAATTGGCGGTTCAATGTCGTTCTCCACACAGTTCCAGAACTCTTTCTCCTGCTCGATCAGTGCATTGACTTCATCATCGCTTCTAAGGACTTCATAGCAGTACAAGTCAACTCCTGGAATATAAATAGCTATATACCACTTAGAAAGGCCGGTAACCGCCATATAATGCATGCACTGTGCATAATACTGAGGTGGAATGTTTCCTTTCTGATATATATCTTTGTTGTATTCAGACGTGGTCTTGATTTCTAGACCTGCATCCTCTCCAA